ATTTTTTTTCTTGATAATCTAGATCTCTTTTGCTAGATATTATTGCCATAATCTCTGATAAAGATAAAGACTCTTCTAACTCATTATAGTCTTTCCATATTCCCAGCAAAAATATTTCTGATTCTAACTTGGCTAAATCAAAGTCTTCCCAGGTAGGTCCTGGGTCTCCAGTTTGTGCTTGTGTTTTTACGTCTTGATCTGATTCCCCATTAATTTTAATATTTGCTGCTAAATCTAGTATTTCATGTACTGTTGGCAAATCTATATTGTCTTCTAGATCTGCAATGCTTTTAGATATTAATGGATAATACTGCTTCATGGCAATTCTTGTACATTCTAATAAAACTGACATTGCTTCATAATCATCAGAAGCATATTTTATTTTATTAAACTCATCCATAAACTCTCTTAAATATTTAATTTTCAAGGGTATTACTTGTACTTCTGTTCCGTCAAATAAATAAATGTTTTTAGTCTTATATATTTCTGTAGCCATAGTCTATTAAGTTTACCACAAAAAACAACAAAACCCACCTCGTTATGAGATGGGCTTGTTATTAATCTGTATTAGATTATGATGCTATTGTGAAGGTACGATCTACGATCTTACCATATGAACCAGTTGAATCTTCTGGTAGAAGACGGAATGAAACTTCAAACATTGAAGCTTCTTCACGCTTTGCAGATACTGTAACGTTCTCAATTGACAACGCACGATATGCTGTGTATACACGCTCTTGTGTTGATGCAAGATATGGATCTCCAGTACCTGGACCAACTGCCACAAGACCACGCTCTACAGGGACATCTCCAATATCTCCTGCAGACATGTCAAGTGCACGTCCTGCTGAAGAAGTTTTTGTTCCTGAAATCTTGCTATCTGTGTAGGCAAGAGCAAGAAGAAGATTTTCAAGTGTTGCTTCTGCAAAAGCAGTTGCCATACTTACTTGCATTCCTTGCTTATAAAGTCTTGCTACGTCAAGAAGCTGATCAACTTGGACTTCACCAAAATCAGGTTGGAACTGAAGTTCCAAACCATTCATTGTGTATCCAACATTTGTGTAATCTGCGTCATTAGACAGTGTAGTTTTCATTGATGCGGATGATACAGGTGCCACCAAATCTACTGGTGTCAATGTTGTATCCGCAACAAATAATGCTGCGGCACCAACAATAATGTTGGTTGACGTTCCACGGTTATATGCCATTTAGTTACCTCTTTTTCTTAAATAGGGTTATTAAGTTGTACTGGCGTTTGTTTCCTCAGTACAATTATAACATCATTTTATATGACGTATTTTGTGGCTGGAGGGATTTCTGGTTGCCAGTTTGAGCTTGTTAGATCCTCGTGTTGATTATACTCAAATTCAACAATAATCTTATTTCCTCCATAGGTTCTGGCTGTTCCAAAATCAATAATATCTCTTGTTTCCTCAAGCTGGTATACCTTAAAGTTGTGAAAAAAGAACATATTGTCAACAAGGTCAGGAATTTGTTCGCTGCCCAAATTAACTTGTCTGTGCTTGCACCAATCATTTACTTCTTGGGCTGACTCATCTCCACGATCCAATGACCTTAAAACAGCCTCTTGAACTTGAACCATTTGTGAAATTACATCATTTTCTGTTGCATAAAAATAATACATAATCTGTTCTACTTTTATGTGAGGAAAAGATCTTTTGTTTAATCTAATTAATCTATCATATGTTGCCATAACTCCAGAATATGGATAACGAATCTCTCCAGGGGTATTCTCTGATTGAACAAGTACCCATTTTTCAGTAAGGTCATCAATGCTTGCTGGAAATGATGGAAAGAATGGCATTCCCAATTCTGCTAAGTTTGCAATTTTTGATTGTAAGTATTTGTTTACCCATATTGTTGGTGTGTTTAATAATGTGTCATTAGCCATTGAATGCTCCTGCTCCTGCTATCCATTTATATCCTACGCTTATTCCTTTTGATTTGCCGCCTGTTTTTGCTGTCTTTAATCCAGACTTATACATAACTGGATTTTTTAAGTATTGAGATATTCCGCTTGTTTGTAAAAATGCTTGTGTAAAGTACTTCATGCAGAACTGATCAAATACTTTTTCAAATCCACCTTGAACTTGATCTCCTCCAGGATTTTGTACCGTTACTGGTCCTTTTGTAAAAACCTGTTCTCCATTATCATCAAATACTAAAACTGAACTATTTACAGGAGATATTCTAACTGGTATTCCAAGTTCCATAATTCTTGCTTTATCGTAAAATGGTTTGCTTGATCCATCTTTAATTGATCTTGACTGAGAAAATGATGAAGAAAAAGATATTCCTCTATTGTTTACTACATAGTTAACATCATATAATCTTGCATCTGGACTTCCTGTCATACTCCATTCATACACATGGTGAAGCATTGCTGGATTTAATCTTGCAGTTGTATCAATAAAAGACTTAGCAGATTCTATTAACATTTCTCCAATATTAGTAAAAAACTTTATCTTTCCCTTTTGAGTTCCTTCTATAAAGCCTTCAGAGTAAGACAAGATAGAAGACATCTCCTTGTTAAATTGTCTAGTGTCAAACATCATTTTTGTCATATATTTGTAGACTGATTCTCTGAACGACGCAATGTAATCTTGTAGTATTCTATAGAGTTATTAAACCCCACAATAGGCTCTTGTGATGCAATCTCATAAATGGTTGCAAGTCCAGATCTAGGTCCAGAGGTCTCAATATAGATGGATGGAGTATCTAGTGTTCTTATGTTTGTTACTACTATGTTTGTTAATGATTGTCTATCTTTTTGAGTTGATATTCTTAAGTCCGTTTTTGATCGCCCTATTAGAATGCTTTCTCTTGTGATATTTACATTTGGCTTTATTTCTTCTCCCACAGAAGCTGATCCTTTAACCGTAAAATTGCAAGAAAATGTTCTATCTAGTACCCAGCTCTTTTGAACATTTCCATAAGCTCCCTGATCAACTATTGGATAGTAAACATCTGCCAACATTGGGAATATAAAGTCGGTACTCTCGCATACCGCACTCATTACAACATCCCAGGGGTACGAATATTTGTTATGTATTTGTCAAGAATGATATCAACTAGAATGTTGCCAGTTCCAAAGAACTTAGAAGGGTCATACTTTAGGCTAAACTGATCTGTACGATATTCAGTTACATAGGCTTTGTAGTGATCCATTCTTCCGCACTTAATGTCATCAACTAAAAGATTCATTGCCTCGCGAACATCATTTGGGATAACCTTGTATCCTGCTTCGTACTCAATAACGTAGTCAACTCCTTCAGGAAAACCAACTGCAGGATTTTTTGTATTTGTCCACATATTATCGTAATTTTCATATGGTGCATAGGTATAAAATGAATCAGATCCAGCATCTCTATACTTTAAAGGTTTACGTTCTGCACGATTTTTTTCTTCATTGACTGTATAATCAACTGGGACTTTTACAATTGAGCTTCTATCTTTTGTAATTAAGTATCTGAATTCTGCTAGGTATGGAGGATTTTGAGTCTTATCATAAACTTTTATTCCGTTTTCCCAAACAGAAGAAATGTCATAGATTGTTTCCCATACTGGTAAATAGTCTGTTCCTTGACCAACAATTTCAAGTACCTTTTTTTTAAAAGTAAAACTTTTGCTAATAAGAGAGTCAATAATTGCTCTTGCAAGTCTTTCATTATATGTGGCTTCTGCAATCTCTGTTGCAGTTGTTCCTAAAGTATTTGGGTTGACATATGGACGAATTATGCTAAGAATATCTTGAACTAAAATATGCTCTTCAAGGTCTTCATTGATTTCATAAATTTGAACAGAGTAATCATGATCAAATGTAACAAAATCTTCAGTTAATGTAAATGTAACTTGAGAGTTTTCATCTGAAGTCAAAACCTCATGTGCCTCAATTGTTCTTGGAGCATTTTCAATTGTAAATAAGTAGTCTGTATTTGGCATTGGAACATCGTACTTTACGTCAATGGGAAATGGTGGAAGTCTAAGAATTATCATATTTGTTTACCGTAATATCTGGCTACTTCTTGAGGGGTTGCAATGCGAACTGATTTGTGTATAATCCATTTCTCAGACTCCTCTTTAGTAACAATGTTATATCCTCTTTCTAAAGTTCCTACACCGTTCCAGAAAACATGTCTTTCTGAGAATACTGCAGCATCTTTACCTTCTTCTTGGGGGATCTCAACAATCTTTATTTTTTCTACTGGAGTCCAATTAGAAATAACTTCTAACATCTCTACCCTTGTTTTTGCATCGTGAAGGTTAATGTCATTCTTTTTGGCATAAGACTTTATTTCCATAACAGTCTTTTTAGACAAATCTTGAACAATAGACATTTAATCCTCCTAAGTTATTATACCAGAATTAGCGTCTTCTTCTTCTTTGTTTACCAAAATTATTTTGTTCTGGTAAACGAATACCTCCTGGTGTTCCTGAAGGGTTTGCTGAATTTGGTCCTGATGTTTCTCCCATGTTTGCACCTGGAAGAGTTCCTAGTGTATTTACTTCAAGTCCATGTGAACCAATAACAATTACTCCTGGTGTTCCAAGTGATGTAATTGCTCCATTGCCTACGTGATTATGGTCTATTGGCTCTGTTCCTGGATACGACATACTCTCTCCTAAAAGTAGAAAGGGAAGGTAGCCGAAACTACCTTCCCAATCAAGTTAATGTGGATTATGAGTTGTTTGCTGCTGTTGCGAATGCAACTGCATCAAGCTCTTCCCATTGTAGACCAAAGCGGACAAATACTGTGTATTCAATTGTGTCCTTCTTTGGCTGGTAGAAACGGTTTACAGTGATATCACGTTGGAATCCCCATACACGGTTCTGTGGGAATGTTAAGTCAACATATCCTGCAGGGTAGTAAGGAACTTCCTGAACTTCAACACCAAGAACACGTGTTGTGCGTGCTCCACCGAATGTCTGCGCTCCGCCATCATAGTATGCTTGACGGTTTGCTTCTGTTCCACCTAAACGTGGAGTAAATGCCTCTGCGATTGCATCTGCAAGTGTACCGTTATTCTTAACGATACCCTGGAATGCATCTGTACCAGCATAGAACTTTAGATTGTTCTTGATTGCACGGTACTTGCGTGGCATTGCAAGGATAATGTCCTGTAGAACAGGAGTTGTCCAGTTGTTGTTGGCAACAGTTACGAATGACTCGTGTGAATCTCCGCTTGTCTGTACCTTGTTAACAAAACCATCCATGATTGAAAGAAATGGAACAGTTGTTCCGTCACCGTTAATCGCAAGATCTTCAATGTCGTTTGCAAATGCTGTTGTCATCAAACGAACTAGGTGATCCTCAAGGGCTCCGCCTTCAAGGTTATCTTCTAGTGATTCTGTTGATACTTCCCAATCAAGACGAATCTTCTTTGTAGTAAGTTCAACCTTTGAGAATGTTGCTCCTGCATTTGAAAATGTAGGGTCTGCTTGTGCTGCTGCACGAATTACACGCTCACCAACGTTAACTTTTTCAAGTTCCATTGTGTTAGCTCGCATTGTAACTCTACGTCCGTCTTTAGCGAGAACTGTAGCATCCCACACATAATCAATGAAGCGACGGGCCTGCTCAGGTAGCAAGATTCCACCAGGCGTACCTGACGGATTTACAGCATTAGGACCGTCAAGGACGCCTAGATTTGCTGTTGCAATATTACCCATAGTACCAACGCGGCCTGGCATTGGAATTCCAGCGTCTGCTGAACTTCCTGAAGCAAATGCACCATCACCTGAGTGTTGATGCGCTACTGTTGGAGCACCTGGATAGTTTTTTACGATATCTTCTGACATATTTTTCACCTCCTAGTGATTTTATGTTAGTTGTATAGGTCGGAGAATTTGAGGAAACGTCCGCCCCATAGGGATTTCTGAACCATTACTGGTTCCTGCACGATCTCGCCTAGATCGCCAGACTTGCGGAAAGCGGTATCTAGCTCTACTAGATCAACTCTCTTTCCAATTTCATTAAAGGTACCCTTGATTTGATTTACATCAGTTGTTGTGGCTTCAAGAGATTTCTTTAGGTTAGCAACTTCGTCACTTAGTGACTTGAGTGTTGCTGTTAGATCGCCAAAGGCATTAGTAACAGAATCTTTAAGGTCAGTAACTGCTGTAGCAATTACCTCATCAGCTTTTGTAGCATCTTCTGCTACTGCGGCTGGTGCCTCTTCAAGAATCTGAGTTGCATCTTCAGGTGAAGATGTAGCACTATCATCCGCAGCTTCGTCAGCTTTTTCTGTAACTTCTGCTACAGGTGCTGCCTTTACTACTGGCTGTGCCTCTGGAGTGACCTCTGCTGATACTACTTCTGTAACTTCTGCCACTGGAGCATCTGTTATTGTATCTTCTATCATAGGACTTACCTCCTTTGTAATCTTAATTGTATTAATGCCTTTAGCACTATCAACCAAGAACTTTATCATATCTACTTTTTCTGTATCTGATTTTTCTACAAAACCAATATTTTTCATTTCTTCTCCAGATATAGGACTTAACTTAGTCTCTTCTTCTGAAGTTAAAACAATTCCATTTTCTTTATCATAGAATACATTTTCAATAACTACGTCTGCTGATGGACCAGTAATGGTGTTTATACCATCAACTTTTTCAACTGAAACAATGTTGGCAAATTGATTTGCTGGTGAGTCTACTAGTGATAGTTCAACTAGATCATATTCTTTAATAACACGGATTGTTTTATTTAGTTCTTCATTATAGGCATCATCCCATTTATTCATTCTACCGCCAATAGAAAAACCTGTGTATGTTCCGTCTAATACTTTTTCCCATGCATCTTGTGCACCTTTTGAAATGTATGCAGAAACAAAAATTCCTGTATAAAATTTTTTAGTTTCTGAGTCAAAATATTTATCTTCTTTAAATGAGATCATTTTGCCTACCGCAGATGGCTGGTGCATTTCTCTTATATTGTTTCTAAAATTTTTAAAAGCATTAATTGATGCTTCTGTTGTAACTATATCGTCTTGCTTATCAATACTATCAACTGTTGCCCAACCAGAAACAACTCGTTTTTCTTTGTCTACTTTAGAAAATGGCATAGACATGTGAAGGTCATTTTTTTCTACATTAAAACTAACTTTATTTAGCATAGTCATAGTTTAGCACTTCCTTCTTTGATAAAATGTATAAAGCTAAATCTGCTATTCTTTCATAGTCATCATCAAGTAGTCCTGCTGCTGTATTACACTTATGACAAAGAATTCCTCTTACACAATTTGAAAAAGACTTTCCAACAGCACAACAAGAGTGATTATGGTCTAAGGTTAAACGTGATGTTGAACCACAAACATAGCAGCCATTTTTTTTCATATCTGAAATTGTTTGAGCAGATAAGCTTGAACCTCTTTGTAAGTCATAATGAAACACACAAAGATTTTTCTTTTTTGCATGATCTTGGCAGTTATCAATAATGCACTCTTGACCCTCATAAAAATATTTTTTTATCTGTGAAGAAGGTCCAGGATGACCGTTTCTTAAAAATCTTCCATAATGCATGTCGCAGTACAAAGTGTTCTCGCCATTTCTTCTCTTTGGCTTGTTACATTCGTCCAGGCTGCATTCATTTATTTCCATAGTGTATTCTATTATACCAAACTTTTATATAGTTTTCTCACTTATTGAGACGATCTGCCTTCACCCTTTGGGTTTCTTCCAGCTACCGTTGCGGTGCTGTCAGATGAGTTATTTGCTCTTTCTGCATCTCTTGCTCTGTTTCCAGAAGCATTTGAAATAGCATCATTAGCTTGAGAAGGACTCATCACAAAAGGCACATCTCCATGCTCAACTTGAGGAAGGTCAAGGGCTTCACGAGCTTCATTTGGAAGCATGATCTGGTTCTTGACATATCTTTCAAGGATTTGAGACTTAGCAATCTCATCCGTAAGTGTAAGTTCATTAAACTTAAACTCAAGAATATCTGTTCTTTCTTTGACTATCTTATTGATAATCTTTTCAAGATGTTGTTGCGCTGGACGAGAAACCTGCTCTTTGAATGTTCTGTCTTGAGCAAGGGATGAAGCAATTCCAGAAGAATCTGCTCCACCAAGTTTAGATATTGGAACCTGATGAGCAATAAGAATATCATCACGATTTTGTTTACGGTACTCTTTAAATGAACCATCCTGAATACCGTTTTCAATTGGCTCCATCTTAAACTCAACCTTAGAGTGATCATTATCTCCAGGAAGTGGGATGTATAGAGTTCTATGAGATTGTGCTTTAAGTCCCGTTTGTAAAAAGCGAAACATCTTATCTTCTGCATCTGCAGAAAGTTTTGCACCCTTTAGAGTAATTACATATCTTGGAACTGCTTTGTTTTCAAAGTAATCAATGTTGTATTGTGAGGCAAGCTGATCACCAATTAGTGATGGCAATGCAGCAATAATATCTGGAACACCGTAGTAGGTATTTAGTGGAGAGTAATCTTTAAAATGAATAATCTCATTTGGACGATTGTCTGCAGTTAGTGGATTGATGTTTGTTGCAGCAAAGTTTTTAAAGTAAACAACCTTTGGCCCAATGATCTGAACATATCCATCACGAAGACGACGAACTCTCATTGTTATTGATGGAATGTGTCCAACATACCCAATGTCTCCACCTGTTGTTCTGCCAATTTCTAAGTAGCCATTTCCAGTAGATTGAATATCAGTAAAAACTTTTTCCATTGTTCTTGTGAAGCTATCATCATCATTTAGTGATTCCATCCAGTCACGTAATTCTAATCTTGCTCTTTCAATTCTTTTTCGTGCACGACTAACAGCGTCTGTATTATCATTGCTTTCAAGACTTAGGGTTGTGCGATCTGTTAAATCAAAACGGTATCCAAGTCCAACAACATTTTCTACTTTAGCATCAATAGCAGCATGGTTAGCAAATGAAGTATCATAAAAATTAGCAAGTTCATATAGATTATATGGAGGAGTAATTACATCAAATAGTCCATATCCATTTCTATATACAAGTCCAGGATTAATTGCTTTTGATCCTGTATCTTCTCTACCCTTTGAATCTACGCTAGCAGAATCAAGATATGAAGTACTAAGTAAGTCAATGTTTGCATTGCTTGCAAGGTATCCGCTAGCATTTGATGCTTTGCTTACTTGTCTGGAAACACGACGTTTAAAATTTTCTTGTATACCATCTAAAGCTTTTAATTCATCCCAAGACTTGTTAAAAGGATCGCTATTTTTAAATTGGCTTTCTTCTTTTTCATTTGTTCCAAGTCTTGCTTGGATGTAATCATAATTATATTCTTCACTCATCGTAGGCATCCTTACCTGACTTGTCTAAAGTTGCCTGAGCAGCATGCCAGGCACCAAGATCATTCATTGAAGGAATAAGACCAGACTTCATTCTGTCCATTTGAACTGAATGCTCTTCATCATCAATACGAGTAAGACCAGGAACAAATACTGCTTCCCCATCTCCTTCGTCTCCATAGTACTTTGCTGCTTGCTTTAGCTCAGTTATTTTTGCTAAATCATTGCGAACAGCCTCTATGTTTAAGACGTTGCCTTCTCCATCAGTAAACCACTTGCCATTTGATTTTTTGTAGACATAAAGTCCCCAATTGTACTTTTTTTCAATTACTTGTCTGCGAACATTTTTTACAAGAGGTTCGCCAGTTTCTGGGTTAATTAATGAATTCATAACCACAAGTATACCATATTCATGCCAATGTTATACCCGTCAAACCTCTTTATTAGTATATCTTGATCTCGCATGCATCAGTTGAACAATAACTTTCTCCTGCTGCCTCAAGATTATCAATACCATCATATATAGCAGACCAATCAATCTTAGCAATTGTGCCTACGTATGAGTTATATTCTTCTCTTGTGATTTCCGTGTAAGGCTGTTGAGGGTATGTTTTATTTCCCATTGGTAAAAACGATACTGCCTTTAGTTGACCCTCATACATATGAAGTGCTGGAGCAATAAACTTTGTCTCAGATTCCTTGTCAAATGATAGTGTTACAGAAACACCATTATCCGACCAGTACTTCTGAGCAGTTGCTGCTAGACCAATCTTTTCAAATAAGCTTACCTGTTTTTCAGAACGTGGGTGTCCTGATGCTACTGGAAAATATACTACCTGTGTATTTGCTGATACTAAGTCTTTTTCAATTTTATACCCTGCAGCTTTAAACAAGTGAAGCATTGGATCTGTTTCTCCAAAGCGAATAGCACGAAGATAGAATTCTCCACCAGGACCCCAGTGAACTCCAGGAGTTGCACCAGATAGAAGTGATACTGAGCCTGATGGCTTAACTGTAGTTACACGAATTGACTCACGAACACATAGCCATTCTGAATACCTATTATCATAACTACGAATCTTCTTATATCCTTCATCCATCCATTCACGAACTGCTGGTAAACCATTTTCATCAGCAAATGATGCAATACCTGTTAAGGATGTTCCAATACGACGATTACGTTGCATGATACCGTTTGTCTGTTGCCAATGAGTTGGAAGAAGTGTTACAGTCTTTCCGTAAAGGTAAGCAAACTTTAATGTCTTGAGGAAGTCATCCTTAGAGTCATGACGATTTAGGTGCACTTCTACAAGTGTACATAATTCATATGATTCCAATGGCTGCTCCGCACAAGGATTAAAGCCCATCACACGATAGTCTTTGCCATCTGCAGGATCTGCAAGGCGACCAAAGTTACGAGCAACATCAAGCCAAATAAAACCTGGCTCTCCATTGTCTGCGATCAAGTCTACATAGTCTTCATACTTTGTTCCAACTGTTGCTGAAATAGAATTATTTGACATCCATGCCCATCCTGGATTTTCTGAATCAAAGGAGTTGCGCTCTGGAAATACTTCTGCATTCTTTAAGTTAATGAAGTTTTTATCTTCTGGTGTGCCAAGTGCAAGGGTAGCAGAACGACGAACATTTCCAGAAACAACACATGTACCAATTAAGTTGATTATATCTGTAATAGCACGGGAGTCAAGCATTTCTCCTGATCTACCGCCAATAACTTTATCAATACGATTATGCAAATCAATTAAAGGTTGAGGTCCTGATGCTACTCCACCAAATCCCTTAATTGGTGCACCAAGTGGTCTAATTTCTGAGTAATTAAACTTTTGAATACTTTGATTTTGACGAAGATATGAATTCAAAAGCATACGAACTGACTCAACCCATCCTTCACGGGTATCAGGAATGGCATAGATGTTTACAGGCTCTGTAGGTGCATAGATACGCATTTCTTTATCTTGACCTAATGTATCAAACCCTACTCCAATACCCAGCATAAGGGCATCCATGACCCATGAGAATAGGGCTCCTGGATCATTACGATCAATGTCTCTTGTAGATACCATTGCACAGTTCTGAAGAGCAGCAGAGTTGCGTTTCTCCATAGTCATAGGTGTTCCAAATGTCCACATACCGCGACCTGGTGGGGTCCACTTTAATTCAAACATTCTTTGAAAAGCTTCTTGCGCGGACTTTTGTGCTTTATTGTCATTCCAAGGTAAACGATTTTCTTTTGCATGATTTTTTTGAACGGAATACATACCTTCAATTACACGCTTACAAACCTCATGCCAACGCTCTTTTGTTCCATCTTCCCTAACACGAGAATATGTACGAATAAATGTAATCTCACCCAAAGAGTTAGATCCTGCATCAGAGAATCCAAATGGTGCTGGCATTAACTGATATTTACTTACAAATTCTTCTGACAAACGAAACGAGAATACGCTTTCTAACATTTAATTTACCTTTCATAGCAAAGTTTGATTGAGTACTTTATGTTTTCTAAAGTAGTCTCTAAGTATAACACTGTTTTGATATAGAATCAAACTCAAAAAGCAAACCCTACACCTGTAGATTAAGTGTAGGGCTTTTAGTTTATTAAAGTTCTCTCAGTATTTAGGACTATTCTTCTGGAACGGTTGATAGTTCTGTTTGGTATTTAACAACAACTGCCCAGACTTCTTTGCTCGCCTGCTCTAGTTGGTCCATGGCTTGGGTATTGCCCATGTTTTTAGCGATCTCTAGATTTAGAGAGTGTTGGTATCCTTCTACTGCTACCTGAGTAATCCTGCTAGACAGAATTTCTCTTTGTTGCCCTGGTGTTAGAAGGTCTTTAAAGTTAACCGATTCTTTTGGCACTTTTTCTTTTTTTTAGTTGTTTTCCTTACTTTACAAGTATACCAGGCCGAAGTTATACCTGTCAAATAGCTTTTTAGCCTATTTAGTACATGAGCGAACTTGTCCTCCATGGCCTTCTCGGCCTTCCCACTACTTGTTTCCTAGTTTGTGATACTAGTACTGTAAATGTTGCAGCACCCCTAAAGAGTGCCTTAGTTAATGTAGCCATTAGTTACTACTTTTCTGTTAGTTGGGTTAGGATTTATTCTGTTGGTTCTACTACTGATGGCTGGCTAATAATAATTTGTGGATAACCAAAGGTATTGGTTTCAAAATCATATACAGCAGTAACACCAGGTTTTACTTCTAAATTAGTTGTTTCAATAATTGTTGTGTAATCATCTTTGATTAAATCAATAAATGAATCATCGGCAACAATAGAATTAATTACACTTGTTCCTTTAATTAACGCAAATGTTCTTTCCATTTTATCTCCTTTACCAATTCAAAATAACTATGCCAGAACCACCATCACCACCAGATTTTCCTTGAATGCTAGGCGTGGTTGACGCTCCGCCACCCCCGCCACCTGCTCCTGTATTTGGAGTGGCACTAACGCCTGGGTTTCCACCCGTAACAGAATTACCAACACCAGTTCCTGGAACCCCTGAAATAGAATTTCCTGCTATCATTCCCATACCGCCAGCACCGTACCCATCTAAACCAGTATTACCATTTGGTTGAATAATATATCCACCATTTGTAGCGTTAAGTGAAATTGCAGGATTTCCTGATGGGATACCTCCAGCGCCATTGTTAGGTCTTTTAATAAAATTAATATATGGAATAGCATTTGCAGATGCAATAACACTAAACACACCAGGTATTCCAGCGCCAGCGCCATTTCCACCTATAACAGTACCACTCAAATTTACCGCTGCACCGCCACCAAAACCAGGAGCGTCGACAGATTCATTAGTTTTTTGACCATTTCCACCACCACCGCCATTGTTAATAACTCCAGAATTAAGAGAAATAATTCCAAGTCCATTAATTAATTTATTTGCTATTGATGTGCCTGGTCCTACGTAATTATTTAACGTTGACCCAGTTTGCAAAAGCACTCCAGTAAATCGCGGGTTGCTTCTACTACTCATAAGCCTAACTAAAGCAAAATTTGCACCAAATGGTGATGTTCCAGTTACACTAATTCTAATTGCACTTGGAGAATTAGGTAAAGTAACTACCGAACTTTGCATATTTCCTAGGAGACCTGAATTAAATCCAGAATACCAATCAATTCGTATTGCTCCTTGAGTAAATTCACTGTTACCAGTACTAAGGTAAGCGCTAAGTATATATTGAGTATTTTGAGTTACTGGAACCCAAAGAATTATATCTCTATAACCACTATTTCCTTTGTTATTAGTAAAATAACGAGTTAAATTTGTTTCAAAATAACCAGTAACATTTGGAATGTTTGTTCCGCCAGTTACATTTGTATTTGAAACATCCCTAGTTGGAACGCCGTTATACTCATTTGGATATGCAGGTGGGCTTGAAATGCTTGAATTATATTGTTCGCCTGCCAACCAATCTCCAGACCCAAGTTCTACGGCTCCATTAGTAATAAGATTTTCAAATGTGTAGTTTGCTGCAAAACTCGAATATCCACCTGCGGATGCAGAAACAAATGAAGAATCCGAACCTGTTGAAACGCCCTTATTACCACCAGCACCGACTACAACAGTGTAGGTAGTTCCAGGAGTAACCAAAACTGAAGAAGTGGTTACCGCTCCACCCGCACCGCCACCTGTTGGAAAATTAAAATCAGCATTTGCCGTTCCATTTCCACCCGCACCACCGCCACCACCTCCGCCAACTACGGTACAAGTTACTTTTGTAACACCAGTTGGTGCAGTCCAAGTTCCTGATGAATTAAAAGTTTGAGCACCAACGGTACTTGCTGTTGCCTCTGGAAATACACTGATACCCATTATGAAATCTCAACCCCTGATAGGTGAAAGTTAATTGTTACTGCACTTGCCCCACCCGTAATAGTGTTACCTGTTGCTAACACTTGCTTCAAGTCAAAGAATGCTATTGCGTTGGCACCGATTGCGACAGTTGTAGCAAGAGAGGTTCCTGCTAATCCAAGTGTAAATGTACCTGCTGATGCTGCAGTATTAGTCACAACAATGTTGGTCACCACCGCAGTTGTTGAAGCTGGAACGGTGTAGAGCGTTGTTCCAACTGTTGTTGTTGCAGCACCCCTAAAGAGTGCTCTGGTTAATGTAGCCATTAGTTACTGCTTTCTGTTAGTTGGGTTAGGATTAAATCTATATAAGGATTTATTTTGTTGGCTCTAGTTGACAATTGATCAGCCAAAGCCGTCCAACCGTTAGCCGATTTGAGTGCGCTCATTAGCCCGTTCGGCTTCCCACGCTGCAATTTCCTCTGGCGTTGGCTTTGCTTTGCGGGCTAAACCTTTGCCTTCAGGTGCATAGAATAATTCCGACTCATCAAGTGATGCGATGTAAGTTTCTACCCACGCTTTTGCTTCCGCTTTTGTCCACTTGTCAAAGTTTGGATAGTCTGGCTGGCTTAGAAATGGCACTGTATCGCCATCGTTAAAAACTAAAACCACATTCTCATTTGTTATTTCATAGCGCATTTTTTTCTCCTTAGTAGTTTGTCGTTGCTGGCGCGATAATTGAAAAGGCTATGGGCAGCGGTGACGCAGTTGAGGTGACAGCGGTGCCACTACCGTTTGCAACCGCAACAAAGGTTGATGCGCCGAAGGTTACTGATTGCCAACTAGCATCAACTGGCAGCGCACGCTGCGTCCAAGTGATGCCATCGGCAGAAGTTGCAGCGATGCTACTACCGTTTGCAACCGCAACAAAGGTTGAGTTGCCAAAGGTTACTGAAGACCAACCAGCAGAACTTGGCAGCGCACGCTGCGTCCAAGTGATGCCATCGGCAGAAGTTGCAGCGGTGGAAGAATAGTTTGCAACCGCAACAAAGGTTGAGCCGCCAAAGGTTACTGAAGACCAAAAACCATCACTTGGCAGCGTGCGTTGAGTCCAAGTGATGCCATCGGCAGAAGTTGCAGCGGTGGAAGAATAGTTTGCAACCGCAACAAAGGTTGAGTTGCCAAAGGTTACTGAAGACCAGTATGCAGAACTTGGCAGCGTGCGTTGAGTCCAAGTGATGCCATCGGCAGAAGTTGCAGCGGTGGAAGAATAGTTTGCAACCGCAACAAAGGTTGAGCCGCCAAAGGTTATTGAAGACCAGTATGTAGAACTTGGCAGCGTGCGTTGAGTCCAAGTGATGCCATCGGCAGAAGTTGCAGCGGTGGAAGAATAGTTTGCAACCGCAACAAAGGTTGAGCCGCCAAAGGTTACTGAAGACCAGTATGCAGAACTTGGCAGCGTGCGTTGAGTCCAAGTGATGCCATCGGCAGAAGTTGCAGCGGTGGAAGAATAGTTTGC